GTAGAAGTTGCGGCAAAGCCAGTTGCAATAATTTCAGCAGATGCGTTTACTCCTAAAGCAGTAATTAGTGGATTTACTACAATTAGTCCGGGCATTAACTTAACTACTACAAATATTACAGGTGACGGCGCTCCAAAGTTTGTTGGACCAGCTGATGTTGCAGAAAACTTATTAGTAGGAACTACTAAAGTACCTGCGGCAAACTTTTTAAGAAGTGATGCAGTAAGTACAACAAATTATCAAATTAAAATTAAAAATGATTCAGGATTATTATTAGGTAGCGGTAACCAGCTTGCACTAGAAGTTGAAGGCGAAGCTGGAGTTATTACACATAACACTAGTGGTAGTAATATTGACATCAGAGTTAATAATTCAGGAACAACACAAACAGCAATCAGAATTGACTCAACTACAAACGTTGGTATTAATAATACTGCTCCGTCAGAAAGTTTAGATGTAACAGGAAATGTTAAATTAAGCGGAAACTTATTAGTAGACGGAACTACGTCTAGCACAAACTTTGGTAATGGTGCATTAATAGTAGCAGGTGGCGCTGGTATTGCTGGTAATTTAAACGTTGGCGGAACTTTTGAAGTCGACGGTATTTTAACTACACAAAACCAAGCACCTGATTCTCCTAACGTAAGAAACATCGGTAACTCGGCTAACAAATACTTAGGAATATATGCAACTACATTTAACGGAAACTTACTTGGTAACGTAACAGGTACAGTTAGTGGCAGAGCAGGAAGTGCAGATAAACTAGCTAGTAGTACAAACTTCCAAATGACTGGAGAAGTAATTGCTAACCAGTTAATATTCGATGGACAAACAGGCGGTAGTACAAAAGTATTTACAACTTCAGTTTCAAATGCATTTATTAGTAATAAAACAAGCACCAATAACACTGTATCAGATGATGAATTCTTATTAAACAGAACAACAGGAACAACAGGGCTTTATAGAGTTAGCAGAGATACTTTATTAGCTAGTGTTCCAACTAACCCAACAGGCGTACTAATGCCGTATGCTGGTAGAGTAGCACCTGCACATTGGTTATTATGTGACGGTAGTGAAGTATTACAAGCAGATTATCCGTTTTTATACACATTAATTGGGTTTGATTATAAGCAAGCAGACCAACTTAGTGATAGCGGTGTGTTAAAATTTGCATTACCTGATTTAAGAGGTCGCGGAGCAGTTGGTCTAGATAACATGGGCGGATCGGCAGCAGGCAGAGTAACAGGACTAAGAGGTTCTGAGATTGGTAACAGTGCTGGTACACAAGATGTTACTATTGGACTTACTAACTTACCAGAACATGAACATGATTTAGTTGTTGAAGGAACACAATTTTACGCAATATTAGATGCGGCAAAGGGTGCAGAAAGTCCTACTTCATCTATTACATACGATGCTCCAACAGGAAGCGGCCAGGGGCAGGCTGTTTCAACAAGTGGCGGAGTAGCAGGCAGTACGGGCACAGCAATAGATACTATGAATCCGTTTATGTCGATGAACTATATTATCTACACTGGAAACATATAAAATGAGCTATAAATTAAACAAAACAGACGGAACATTACTAGTAGATTTAATAGATGGGTCGATAGATACAGCTAGTACGTCACTTACTCTAGTAGGTAAAAACTATTCAGGATTTGGTGAAGTTTTAAATGAAAACTACATTAAATTATTAGAAAGTTTTTCAAACTCAACTAGTCCACTTAATCCAATTGCTGGACAATGTTGGTGGGATACTTCAGAGGCAAGATTAAAAGTATTTAACGGCACACAGTTTAATGCAGTAGGCGGACCGTTTGTAACGGCAGCACAACCTGCAATGGTTGCTGGTGATTTATGGATTAATAACAACGCTGATCAAATGTACTTTTATGACGGTGCAGGTGATCCTACACTAGCAGGACCAGCATATTCATCACAGCAAGGTAAGTCGGGCTTTATAATAGTATCAAGACTTGATACACAGAGCAGAAATAGAACATGTGCTGACTTATATGTTGGCGGAACGTTAATGGCTGTAATGAGTGCCATTGAGTTTACTCCTGCAACAGCAATTACTGGTATAACTGGCAATGTTAAAAAAGGTATTAATGTTATTGATACTAATTCTTCAACAGGATTTACGTATCAAGGAGTTGCAGACAAAGCACTAAACTTAATCAAGGCAGATGGTACTTCTGTTAGTGCAGACAGTTTCCTTTCAGCAATAACAGACGGTAGTACAACTGGATCATTGCAAGTATTAAACTCCAACGGTATTACAGTAGGACCAAATGCTAACCAGATTATGAAAATAGTCGGTAATAGCTTTGTTACAGAAAATGCTAGAATTGATGATGACTACATTATTAAGGTTACAAGTTCTGCGGCTGGATCACAAGTTATTGATGCATTACATATTGATGCATCACTAAAGCGCATTGGTATATTCCAAGCTACACCGTTACATACGTTAGACGTTACTGGCGATATGCGTGTAACTGGCAATTTAATTGTTGAAGGAGCAAGCGCAAGTATTGATGTATCTACATTAAGAGTTGAAGATAAGCAAATAGAGCTTGCTATTACAAGTGATAGTACATTACTAAATGATGCAGGCGTTGATGATGCAGGTATACTAGTTAGAGTAACTGGTGATGATAAGAGTTTTACTTGGAAAAATGCAACTAAGGCGTGGACTTCATCAGAGCACATGGACATTGTAACAGGCAAGTCATATAAAATTGGCGGAACTGATGTATTATCAGCAACAACACTAGCTAGTTCAGTAACAAGTGCAACAGGGTTAACAACAATTGGTACACTAGGTGCATTAAGTGTTGATAACATGAATTTAAATGCCGCAACAATTACAACAACGGCACTTGGATTAACAATTACTAGTGCTGATACAATTACTATTAGTAATAGTAAAAAAATTACAGGTGTAGGTGCTCCTACAGCTGGAGCAGATGTTGCAAACAAGACTTATGTAGATCAACAAATTGCTGGATCAAGTATTTCCTTTAGTATGGATATTACTAGTCTTAACGACACGCAAATTGCGTTAGTTATTAATGACCTAGTACCAGCAAGTGGGGTATCTAACGGTACAACAGCTAGAATACATGGTACATCACTTACAGGTGCGGCGGTTTCAGGCATTGATGTTAGTGCTGTTCTTACTAAATCGTTTGTTACAGTTGATAAAAATGGTACAGAAAACCAGGCAGTCTTACAAGATGTTGGATTTACTAATGCAACAGGTACAGTAACAGTAACAGTTGCTCGAAGTTTGAAACAGTTTATTACCTCAGGTGGTAATTGGACGTTTGATCAAAACTTGTCTAGTAGCGTTTAACGATAAATATATTATACAAAGGGTTATATACATATGGCATATACAATTAATAGATACAGTGGCACTACTTTAGCAACAGTGCAAGATGGTACAGTTGATGCAACTTCCGATTTACGGTTTGTTGGTAAAAACTATGCTGGATATGGTGAGATACAGAACGAAAACTTCTTATTCTTGCTTGAAAGTTTTAGTGGAGCATCGCAACCGCCTAAAGCTATTACTGGTCAAGTGTGGTATGACACAGCAGTACAAAAATTAAAATTTTACAACGGTACTAAGTTTAAGAATACAGGCGGAGCAGAAGTTTCTGCAACACAGCCTACAGGATTAACAGCAGGCGACTTTTGGTGGGATAGCGGAAACAATCAGTTATACGCATTTGATGGAACATCATATATCCTTATAGGACCACAAAGTACCGGCAGTGGCGTTACGCAAATGACAAGTAAAACTGTTAAAGACACTACTGCAACTAACAGAAGTGTTATTGTTGCAACAATTAACGATGAAGTAGTTTACATAATTAGTAGCCTTGAATTTACTATGGATGTTAGTGATTCATCTGCAATTACAGGATTTGACGTAGTTAAAAAGGGCTTGACAATGGTCAACACCCAAGCATCAACCAATGGTGTTACAACTACTGATCATGTGTATCACGGAACTGCATCTAATGCATTAAGACTAGGCGGAAATTTAGCAAGCGATTTTGTACTAAGTGCAACAGGATCTTTTAATAGTGTTATACGTTTTGCAGACGCTGGATTAACAGTAGGCGATAGTAATGATTTACTAATTACTATTGAAAATGGTAATGACGGATCTATTGCTAACCAAGTTGGTACTAACAGTATTATTAAACTTAAAGCTAACAACGCCGCAGGAGCACTAACACACTCAGCAACGTTCACAGCATTAGGCATGGCGCCTGCAACTACTAACGCATTTGATTTAGGTGCATCTGGTAATGTATGGGCAAACGTTTATGCAACAAATTTACAAGGCAATGCAACAACAGCAAGTGCATTAAAGCTATCTGGATCAGTTTACTTACCAGATGCAAGTGCTACAGCAAACACAGCGGCACTAAGAGACGCAAGCGGAAACTTAACAGCAACCTTATTTCAAGGTGTTGCTACACAAGCACGGTATGCTGACTTAGCAGAAGTATATGCCACTGATGAAATATATCCAGTTGGTACAATTATGGCAGTTGGCGGTGAAGCAGAAGCTACAGCGGCAGCGGCAAGTCATTATTGTATTGGTGTTATATCAGACAAACCAGCATACTTAATGAACTCAGAAGCTGAAGGTCAAGCAATTGGTCTTAAAGGAAGAGTTCCAGTAAGAGTTACTGGACCAGTTAAGAAAGGCCAGCCAATTTATGCTTGGGCAGACGGAGTAGGATCAACACTTGCAACTACTGGCATGGTAGGTATTGCACTAGAGTCAGATGACTTTACTGAAGAAAAATTAATTGAGTGTGTACTAAAAGTATAAATACTTAATATACGTAGTTTGAGGAAATAACATGGCAGTAGGCGATTTAATCACAGCGGCACGATACAATAACGCACAAGCAAGAGTGGCTGCGATTATGGGAGTCGGCTCGACCACAGAAGGTTATGGACAAACTTTAAATAGTTCGCAGGTTAGTACAGCACTTACAGTTACAGCGGCACAAGTTAATGCATTATATGCTGACCTTGTAGCTGGAAGAATACACCAAACTGGGGCAACTCCTACTACTATTGTAGAAATAGTAATTGGTAATTCTATTGCTGACGCAACAAGTGACAATCCTAATGGTACAAAGAAAGGCTTCCTGGACTACGAAGCCTTAATTACAACATTTGAAGCAGATCCAGCTAGATTTGCTGTGGCAGCGTCACAGACTACTAACGGTACTGGTGTTACTAGCACAAGAACTGCCGCCTGGAACACTGATATTGCACACGTAGTAAGAGTTGATTTTGCTACAGCTAACGCACGTAGAAATTATTTCAATGCCGGCGGCACTATTAAGTTTGAAGCTACTTTGGCAAGCGCCGGAGATGCAAAGTCGAATGATTGGGCCAGTATGTTAACTAATATGGGCACAATCGCAATGGGATACACTGCAACAACTGCAACTGGTACAGGAACAGTTACTTCAATTGGTAACTTTGATTTAACTTCATCTAATCAAATAATATTTCGCAAGCCTGGAACCGGTGTTTACTCTGCAAACGATTATTATGTTTATGCAAAGGCAAACTCTGCAACACAGCTAGAGTTTACACTGCAATTCCAAGAAGAAGCCGCAGGCAATCCAAACTTTGACGAGCAAGTAAATGGCACACTAGTAAACTCTGTTAAGTTTAAACGCCCAAGCGGATCATATGTAACATTACCAGCACCGAGTTTTGTTACCGTAACTTCACTTTAACCATTGACAACACCCGCTTATTAGTATATACTATATAGTATACATTTAAGGAGCAACTATGGACGAACGACTAGAAGAAGCATTAGCCGTTAGTAAAGCGTTAGAAACACATCAAAATCAAAAGAATATTCTACATAAGCAATACAAAGATAATCTAATCTATTACTTTGATGGACAAAAAATTAGTGTAGATCTTTCATTAATTGCGTATTGTACAACAAAAACAATGCCAATAGTTATCATTGATGATAATAAGACTCCAGTGCTTATTGATGACATAGAAGAATTTACTAAAAAAATAACAGCAATGTATGAAACTGCTTCTCGTAAGTACTTTATGGAGTTTAAAAAGATTAAGTCAAAAAGATCAGTAAAGGAACTTATTGACTTATGACGCAAGGTGTACTGTTATTTGCGTATAATTCTAAAAACATGGATTATACAAAGCAAGCTATATATTGTGCTAAACTTATTAAGCAACACCTTGGCAAAGAGGTTGCACTAGTAACTGATGACGAATCATACCTTAACCGACAATATCCCTTTTACAAAAAATATATAGACCATGTTATTATTACAGGTCATGAAGATGCTGTACAAGAGCGAGTGTATAACGATGGGTTGTATCACAGTGATAAACAACGTTGGTACAATACTAATAGAAGTTCGTGTTTTGAATTATCTCCGTTTGATGAAACAATTGTAATAGATACTGATGTTTTAATTTTTAATGACGAGTTAAACAAATGCTTTGGGTCTTCTGAAGATTTCCTAATATCAAAAGACTACAATTTTGTAGACATGAAACGAGACTATTCTGAGTTTGACAAAGTATCTGAAACAACATGCGATATGTTTTGGGCAACTGCATTTTATTTTAAGAAAACAGATTTCACAACTGTATTTTTTAACCTTATAGAACACATTAAAGAAAACTGGCATTTTTATAGATTAGTTTATGAAATTGCAGAAATTAAGTTTAGAAATGATTATGCATTTAGTATTGCTATACATACGTTACGCGGAATGAAAGATGCTACATGGCCGTTGCGTGTTCCTGCAAGTATATGGATCACAGTAGATAAAGATATCTTATATTCAATTGACGATACTAAGTTAACAGTGTTATTACACAAAGATTATGATTATCAATTAAGTGCAATTAGTGATGCTACTGTACACGTAATGAATAAGTTTTCATTAGAGCGGTGCATTGATAAGGTGTTTGAAAATGAGTAACGGTGTTTGTTTACTAGCGCAAAATAATATCAAGACTAATTATGTCCGGCAAGCATACGCACTTGCATTAAGTATTGTTGCAAAGTCTCCTAATCAAAAAGTAAGTCTTATTACTAATGATCCTGTAAGTGACAAGTATAAAAAGGTATTTGATCAAATTATTCCTATTCCGTGGTCAGACGATTGTTCCGACGACAGTGACTGGAAAATTGAAAATAGGTGGAAAGTTTATCACGCAACTCCTTACCGTAACACAATGGTATTTGATGTTGATATGTTAGTACTTGAAGACTTAGATATTTACTGGAAACAGCTACAAAAAAATAACGTTGATCACGACATATTATTTACAACACAGGTAGTTAATTATCGAAACGAAGTTGTTACTAATAGATATTATAGAAGAACCTTTGATGCAAATGATTTACCTAATTTATATTCAGGAATGTATTATTTTAAAAAAGCAGAAACAACAAAACAATTTTTTGGGTTGTTAAAAACTGTTATGTGGAACTGGGGCGACTTTTATAAAATTAGTTTAAGTAAGATACCACAAGAATGGTGTAGCTTTGATGTGTGTACTGCAATAACTGCAAAGCTATTAGATAGAATGTACACAGTGGGTGATAAGAATAACATACTAGAGTTTACACATATGAAAACTCGTTTACAAAATGTACCATTAGGTGAAAAATGGACAGACACCTTGTTTGTTGATTTTAATAGCGATCTTGAATTAATAGTTGGCGGATTAAAACAGTCGGGTGTATTTCATTATGTTGAGGACGAGTTTTTAACAGACAGAATAATAGATATTTTAGAGGATGCAGTATGAGTTATTATGCATATTACAATGAAAAGTTTGAAGTAACAATAATTAGTAATGAGCTTGATAATACTACACATGATATGTTTATTATTATTGACGAAGTTATGTTTTTAGCATTTGCAGAAGAAAAGATTAACTATTCTAATTATGCAGTAATCGGCGGGAAGCTAACATTAAAAGCAGAGCTTGAATTAGAAAAATATACAGACTCTAGAATTCCAGTAACACTTACTGACGAAGTATTTGAAAACTGCTTAATGGTAACACAAGATAAAAAAAATAAACATTGGTTTGCACAGTGTTATGTTAGTACAGAAGTTATTGAGAATTTTGTATTACTACCTAAAGAGCATATTGAAAAAAAGATATTTACATTCTACGTAGTATCAAAGGATAACAGATTTATTTTACTAGACACTATCAAAGTGCCTGCTAAAAATATTCTAACTAAAAAAGAAAGCTGGCGGCAACATGGATTGCGTGACAACGAAGATGTTGAAGTATTTACATCACCGGCATACACTATTGCAGATTTTGATACATCAGTAGTAACACAGGATGTTAGATTACTGTGTCGTAGAGATTTCTTAACGTATCATCATAAAGTAGGAGAGTTGGCATGAAAATTATAGATTATGATATCATTTATTTGAGTTATGATGAACCAAATGCAGAAAAAAATTATGCAGACTTATTAAGCAAAGTGCCTTGGGCAAAGCGTGTACATGGTGTAGAAGGCAGTGATGCCGCACACAAAGCATGTGCTAAACTAAGTGAAACAGATCGCTTTATTACAGTAGATGGCGACAACATTATTAATGCAGAGTTTTTAGGACAAGAACTTGACTTTGATGATCATGCAGACTTAGAACATAGTGTAATTAGTTGGTGCGGCAGGAACATAATTAACGGATTAATGTACGGCAATGGTGGATTAAAATGTTGGCCAAAGCAGTATGTGTTAGATATGAAAACACATGAAAATGCAGAAGCAGACAATCCGCATGCACAAGTTGACTTTTGCTGGGATCTAAAATACATACAGCAAAACAGTTGGTATAGCGATGTGCATAATAATGAAACTGCACTACAAGCATGGAGGGCAGGTTTCCGTGAAGGTGTTAAGATGTCATTAGATCAAGGAGTGCGACCAACTAAAGAAGCGTTCTTACAAGGCCATTGGAAAAACTTACATAGATTGTGGGTGTGGTTAATGGCAGGCGCTGATGTGGAAAATGGACTATGGGCTATTTATGGTGCTCGAGAAGGATTGTACATGACAATGTGTACAGATTGGGATTATGTACAAGTTAGAGATTTTGAATATTTAAACGAGTACTGGAATAAAACAGTTAGTGTATATATAAATGACGACAACTTGCTGGAATCAATTCAACGGTTAGGCAACAGTCTTATTGATGAATTAGAAATACCCATTGCTAAAAATCCTTTAGATGCACAACAAAGTAAGTTCTTTAAAGAAGTTTACCAGAATCCAAGTAGAAACAGCAGAAAACAGTTTGTGATTGATCCTGAATGAGCAACGAACAACGCATAACAGAATTAAAACTAAAAAAAGATCTAATAAATTCTGTTAGTTGTAGTTTCTGTACGGCTAAGTGGTTACAAACAACCCTTATGTTACAAAATGGATATAATCATAGTTGCCACCACCCGGCACCGCATAAAATTCCATTAGAAGAAATAGAAGCAGACCCTGCGGCATTGCACAATAGTAAGTTTAAAAAAGAACAACGTGCTATGATGTTAAAAGGCGACCGCCCTTTAGAATGTGATTACTGTTGGAAGATTGAAGATTTAGATAAAGAGTATTTTTCAGACAGACACTATAAAACAGCAGATACTTGGGCATGGGATAGGTTTGAAGATATTGCTAAAAGTGATCCACAAGACAATGTGTATCCTAGTTACTTAGAAGTTAGTTTTAGTAATGCTTGCAACTTTGCGTGTGCTTACTGCTCGCCTGAAATTAGCAGTAAGTGGATGGAGGATATAAAACAAAATGGTGAGTATCCAGACGGTGCTCATAATTTAGATTACTTAAAGAAAACAGGTAAATTTCCATATGCAAACAACGAAGACAATCCGTATGTAACAGCATTTTGGAAATGGTTTCCTGATGCACTTCCGCATTTAAAAGTTCTACGTATTACAGGCGGCGAACCTACAATGAGTAAAGATACTTGGAAGTTATTAGATTACATAATTAATAATCCACAACCTCAATTAGAAATTGCAGTTAATACAAATTTAAATGTTCCAGCAAAGCTAATAGATAAATTAATATACTATAGCGGCGAGCTTGAAGGTAAACTTAAAAAGTTTGACATATACACAAGTGCTGAAGCAGTTGGTGATCAAAATGATTATGTAAGAGATGGAATGAATTACAAAGTTTGGATGACTAATGTACATCGTATGTTGTATGAAACTAATAGTACTGTAGCAATAATGACAACTATTAATATTTTAAGTTTGCCTAGCTTTGCTAAATTTATACAAGACGTTATGGAACTTAGAAAAGATTACAATTTAAATTTTGAACACAATAGAATTCCGTTAAGCATTAACTATCTTAGATGGCCTTTGCATTTACAAACTATACTATTAGATAAAGAACAACGTGTAAAGTACGCTAATGAAATTGAAAGTACTTCAGAAGCATGGCTCAAGTATTACAGTAAAGAAAAATATGCTAGAATTTACTTAGAAGAATTTGATCAAATAAAACGGTTGTGTAACTATCTTAGAAACACAGAACCAGCTATTCAATATCGTGGTAACTTTTGCAGATATATACATGCATACGATAAGCGTCGAAACAAAAACTTTAAGAATACTTTTCCAGAGTACTCAACATTATTAGAGGATTGGCATGCCAGCTAAACAAGATGAAACATTGCTACAGTACAGGCAACGTATAATAGATCCAAAGAGTACTAGCTTCTGTGGTGCAAAATGGTTTAATGCAACTACTTGGTTAGGTAGTGGTACAACTGCTAGTTGTCACCACCCGCCGGCACATCAGATTCCATTAGAAGAAGTAGAAGAAAACTACACAGCAATTCATAACACTAAACATAAGAAAGAAATGCGCAGGCAAATGCAAAAGGGCGAACGCCCTGCAGAGTGTGAGTATTGCTGGAAGATGGAAGATATGAAAAAAAATGCAGTTAGTGATCGCACCTTTAAAACTATTATCTATACAGACGAAGAACTACAGGCTGCATATGATGCAGACTGGAATGAAAATGCTAATCTTAAAACATTTGAAATAGCATTTGATCGAGTTTGCAACCTAGCATGTAGTTACTGCAATGCTAGTTTTAGTACTACATGGGCAAAAGATATTAATAAGAATGGTCCTTATGAAAACTTAGTCAGTGATGGCGCAGGTGCGTTTAAACACAATGGTGATTGGGCCGCTCCGTACAATGATGATGCAGACAATCCTTATATACAAGCATTTTGGAAATGGTGGGATAACGGTCTTGCAGATAGTTTAGATGAACTACGCATTACAGGCGGCGAACCATTAATGAGCGGCAACACTTGGAAACTATTTGATTGGTATTCTAAACAGAAATCAGATATGCGATTTGCTATTAACTCGAACTTAATTGCAAAAGAAAGCATTATTAATAAGTTAATTGAGAAAGCCCAAGGAATTAAAAAGTTCCACATTTATACTAGCTGTGAAGCAGTTGGTGAACAAGCTGAATACATCCGAGACGGGCTAGTTTACGATCAATGGGTAAACAACGTAACACGTATTTTAGATGAAACTGACGTAGAGCTACATTGCATGATGACTATTAATAGCTTATGCTTGTTTAGTATTACAGAATTTCTTGATCAAATCTATACGCTAAAAGAACGTACAGGAACAAAAACGCCGACAGTAAGTTTAAACTTATTACGTTTTCCAAGTTTCCAAAGTCCTTTAGCATTGCCAGTACATCTTAAAGATTATTGCTACAATAAACTAAATGATTGGTATAACGCAAACAAGCACAAAGCGTTATGGCACGAGCATGAAAAAGCAAGCATTGAACGCTTAATAGATTATCTAGTTACTGTAGATGCTCCGCATAGACGCACAAGCAATCCTGTAACACTATGGCGTGACTTCAAAACATTTTATGCACAATACGATGTAAGACGAAATAAAAACATAAACGTGTTTCCTAAAATCCTAACAGATTGGATAGAAAGTATTCCTGATACAGATTCAAGTATTATGGAACTTGCAGAAAAAGAAGGTTGGATATTAAATCCTGACAATAAGAATATTGCCAAGGAACTAGCTACGTATGAGTGAGTATTTCTGTGTAGCACCGTGGACACATACATACGTTAGCCCTCAAGGTGAACGTAGACTTTGTTGTGCAAGCAGAGAAGAACCTCAGTTCCAAAAGCAATATATTGATAGCGGCGACAATAACAATACAGAGTTTAATCCGTCTACATTAAAAGAGCATTGGAATAGTGCATACATGAAAGATATACGGAAACGTATGTTAGCTGGTGAAAAATTAAGTCAGTGTGATGTGTGTAATAATCAAATACTAAACTTACACACTTATAAAAGCTATTTTAATAATACATTGTTTCCAAACAAGATACAGGATATTATTGATAACACTGCGGAAGACGGGCACACTACGTTAACTCCAGTTAGCTATGATTATAGAATTTCAAATTTATGTAATTTCAAATGCCGTATGTGCGGAGAACAACTAAGTTCAAGTTGGGAAACAGAAAAAATAATACATGATAGAGTTAACTATGATGATGCTAAATGGATGGTACCCGACACTCGTAAAAAGATTTCAAGATTTCAAAAAGACGTATTAGAAGTAGAATTACAAGAAGCAGTCGACAACGGAACTGTTGAAGAAATATACTGGGTAGGCGGCGAGCCTCTAATGTATGACATACATTGGAGAATAATGCAACAGCTAGTAGATAGCGGTAAAAGTAAAGATGTAGTTATTCGTTATAATACAAACCTAAGCAGAGTTATATATAAAAATTATAGTTTATATGATTTGCTTCCTCATTTTAAAAAAGTAAATGTATGTGCAAGTATTGATGGTGTTGGTACTGTAGGAGAGTATATACGCACAGGATTAAAATGGAACCAGTGGATTGATAATTTTAAGCAGGGGCATTTTTTAATTGACCAATACGGTGACGATGCATTAGTATTTGACGTTACACTTACGACTCCAGGGTTGTTTGATTTAAAAAATATGTTTGATTGTGTTACTGAGCTAGGAGTAAAAAGCTATTTTAAAATAACCTTTGCTTTTGATCCTTCGGTAGTAATGAGTCCGTTGTGTTTGCCTAAAGATATACTAGAAGAAACAGTTAACGAATTATTAGAATATATGGAGCCTCGTGTTACTCCAAAAACACAAGTTTATATAGATACACTTAAAAACTTATTAACTCGCCCAACGTTTTATGAATCATATTCAGATGCAGAGAAAGGTATTAAACAGGGAAAAAGGAATATAGAATTTTTAGAAAGTATTAGAGACTGTGACGTAACTTTTAGAAGTATACTTAATGATCGTGCTAAAGAATGGTGGGACAAAATATGAGTAAAACATTTTGTCCTTTACCGTGGACTCACTTAGCTACACACCCGCACGGCGCTGTTACACTTTGTTGCGAAAGTAACATGACAAATCGTGCAAGTGATTCACAAAATGCAAATGGTGATTTTCAAACTTTTCAAACTACAGAGTATGATTTGAATAAGATTATGAATAGTGATCTATTTAGAGAAGTACGTATGCAAATGCTTAACGGAAAAGAGCCTAGTGTTTGTTCAACGTGTTACAAATACGAAAGTATGGGAAATGAAAGTAAGCGGACAATAGAATTAGAGCGACTTGATTATAGTTTAGAAGATGCTATATTAGATACTAACTTTGATGGATATATTGATCACACAAATTTTGAATTTATTGAATTAAGACTTGGTAACCATTGTAACTTAGCTTGTAGATCCTGCAACCCGTTTAGTAGTACAAAATGGATTAAAGATTGGGAAAAATTACATGGTGAAACTCCAGTTCAACAAAATCTATTTAATTGGCCCTTGGATGAAAAGTTTTGGGATAGTCTTAAGAAACATTGTAAAAAAATAAAACATTTATATATTAATGGAGGGGAACCTTTACTAATTGACAAGCACAAGCACTTCTTACAGTTTTTAGTTGATGCTGGTTATGCTAAAAATATAGAATTAACATACAGTACTAATAGTACTATTATTGACGAAGGTTATGTAGACATTTGGAGACAGTTTAAGTACGTTAACTTTTGGCTTAGTATTGATGACATTCAAGAAAGAAATGAATATCTAAGATACCCATCTAATTGGACTAAAACAATTGAAGCGTTAACTTGGTTTAGTTCTTTATACAATTACGAAGACCGAGGCGAGCATAGGTTACGTCCTAGGGTAATGCAAACAGTAAGTATAATGAATATCTATTATGTAAAAGAGGCGCACGACTTTTTTGAAAAACTTAATCTAACTGTGGATCATAATTTTGTTAATGATCCTAGTTATTATAATGCTGTAAATTTACCACCGTATGCAAAACAAAAAGCATTAGACAGGTTAAAAGGCATACCGCCACATATACATAGCAAGTTCCGAAACTTTTTAAATATCGATAATAATACTGATCACTTTGCAAAGTTTTTTGTGGTTAATAATAAACTAGACGAAATAAGAAAAGAATCATTTAAAGATATATTCGGAGAATGGTACGAAATATTAAGGAGATCAAATGGATAAATTTTTCTGTGTTGCGCCATTCGTTCATATGTATGCACACCCTGACGGGGCTGTTAAGACTTGTTGTGCAGGTATCGATAACTTTGGTAACCTAAAAACTAATTCACTTGAAGAGATTTGGGATAATGATAAGTTTACCCAACTGCGAAAAGATTTTATTGCAGGCGATGTCACTGATCTTGTAAAGAGTAATTGTGCAACTTGTGTTAATTTTGAAAAGAGTAAAATACATTCTTTGCGTGAAGGCTTAAATGCAGAGTTTACAGAACATGCTATAATAGAGGAGAAGCCTGACTTAAATCTCCTCTACATAGATTTCCGATTTAATAACTTTTGTAACTTCAAGTGCAGGGGTTGCTATCATGAGTACAGTAGTTCTATTGCTAATGAAGATGCTGGCAAATCCGTGCCTATTATCTATGCTGGAAAGACTCTTGAGGATTTATACAACCAAACATTACCGCACTTGAAATACACTAAGAAGATTTATTTTGCTGGAGGAGAGCCTTTAATACAATGGGAACATTGGAAAATATTAGATAAGTTGTTAGAACAAAACAACACTGATATCTCACTAGTGTACAACACAAATTTTAGTACTATGAAATATAAAAATAAAAACGTGGTAGATTACTGGAAACAATTCAAAAATATAAAACTACTTCTTAGCATTGACGGGATGGAAAAAGGCGGTGACTGGTGGAGGCATGGTAACAGCTGGGAAAAGCTACAGAATAACATTGAAACTGTTAAGACTGAATGCCCGCACATTTCTCTAGGAGTTACTTGTACTGTAGGCTGGGCTAATCTATACACTGCAATGGATTTAATTGACTATTGCTCGGATACTCATTTAATAAATCCAGAAGACATTAATATAAACGTTTTACAATACCCAGTACACTTCTGTGTGCAGACTGTGCCTGACTGGAAGAAACAAGAACTAGAAATACGCATTAAAAAAACCTTTAGTAAATATATTAGTATGGGATTTGAAGATGACTCCCTACTAGCCAGAAATTTGATTGCATTAATTGATTTTATGTGGGCAAAAAAAGGGGACACTAAAAAAGTTAAAGGTGGGTGGTCCCAGATGGTAACAAAAAAAGATATGCTTAGAGGTGAAAATTTCTTTGAAGCATTTCCAGAACATATAAACATGAGAGAGTTAGTTGAATGATTAGTGATAATATTTTTCCAATAAAGACTGCCACAGCCTGTCAATTTAAATGGTCATGGAGTACAATTTTCCTATCGAAGGGTACAACTACAAGTTGTCACCGTTGCAACCATTGGGAATTTGATTTAGATACCCTCAAAGACTTCCACAATCTTCCTGGAAAGATCGCTGATAGAGAAAAGATGCTTGACGGTTTGTGGCCAGGGAATGGATGTGAGTACTGTAAGAAGATTGAAGATGCTGGTGGTTCCAGTGAACGTACTGCTTGGATCAACAAAAAAGATTTGATACCGCCTGAGATTCTTGCTGGTGATATGAAAGCAACAAAGGTAACTCCTAGATTGCTAGAAGTTTACTTCACTAACGTATGTAACCAAGCATGTGTCTATTGTACTCCGCAATTCAGTTCTCAGATTGAAGCAGAATTGAGAAAGCATGGAAAAATACCAGCTAACCCTAGCTACATGAATCATCCTAGTATTGGCGACAACTACCCTCTGTATCTACAGAAATTTTGGGAGTGGATGGAAGAACACGGATCAGAACTATATGAGTTCCAGATTCTTGGCGGCGAACCACTGTACCAAAAAGAGTTTGAGCAATGTCTTAATTTCTTTGATAAACATCCAAATCCAAATCTCATTATGAGAATCTTTAGTAATCTAAAGCATGATGAAGAGAAGTTTAAAAAGAAGATTCAAAAAGTTAATGATCTTATTGCAAACAAAAAGATACGGGAGCTTCATATTGTTGCAAGCCAAGATTGTTGGGGACCTCAAGCAGAATACGCTAGGTACGGAATGAATCTAAAGAACTGGGAAGCTAATATCAGATATTGCCTGTCACAAGGCATTCCAGTTAATATCCATATGACAATCAGTGCATTGACTATTCCTACCCTAGGAGATTTCATAGATAAGATTTACAGTTTACGCAAAGAATACAAAGCAGGATTATGGATTAGTTCGAACACCATTGTTAACCCTGAATGTTTAGACCCGTATATCTTTGGTGACAAAATTGCATTCTACTTAGAAGATGTTCTTACTAAGCTAACTGACCCAAATGACAAACAGCAGAAAGAATGTTTAGAAGGCATTCTTGCAGGAATGAAGTCTAGTAAGGTAAACACAAAACAAGTAAATGACTTTAAAAATTATTTAGATGAGATTGACAAGAGGCGAAAAACCAATTGGCGAATCCTTTATCCTGTTATTAGTGATATAGCTGAGACAATAACCTTGCCAGTTGAAGAATCAATTCAATGCGTTAATCTTTGACAAGAGGAGTAAAACAACTTGTTTAATATTTTAATTTACAAAAAAGCCCAAGGCGACTTTTCTATTGGCATTCCTTGTCTTAATGACACTAATCAGCCCATCCCCAGGTGGAACGAATACTTAGATAAGTATGATCTTTTTAACTTTGTTGCGTTGAAAAAGAAAGTTGGGACAAGAAAGAAAATACCAAATACAAAATATATTGTATTCATTTCATATTATGGCCATTTTATAAGTAATACAGACTTTAAACCATTATATGATTGTCAACTTGGCGAATACATTGGTACTACTGATTCTAGACGCAGTGAGTTTTATATGCCTGATCGTGTTCGCACAGATAGTGAAAACGGTCTAGTTCATTGGGTCATTGATTATAATACAGAATGTAGTCAATTAGACCAAACAGACAACTTCAATCAAATTGATTTTAATAGAGTGTGCCAACTGCTACATACAGTACCTAATAACATTACACTTATTACAGGTGGCGAAACTGTATCAGAATTAGGTACTGCAACGCTTACATCGCCAGATAACTTGGGATACAATTGCATTACTGGACACGAATTATATAATTTTATTAATATACGAAAAGGTAACGACAATGACGAAGCACATAATACATATAGTAGTCAAAAAATAAGAAATATAATAAATGGAGAAAATTTAAAATATAAATCTTTATGTTATAATAGATTACCTAGACCCCATAGAACTATAATAGTGGCACACATTATAAAAAATAATTATCATGATGATTGTTTGTATAGTTTGGGTTTATCCCCTAATATGCCCAGATGGTTCACTGACGCTCCGTTTCCGCCTATTTCAAAGTTTCCAGAACTTTCAAATGAAATGAATCAGCTCCGGACTGGACCTGAAATATATCCGCATATAAGGGAAGGGGATGTAAGCCTAACAGTAAATCTTGCAGATACAATAGGCTGGGAACACGGATTAACTTCATACTTTCAGCTTGTTACAGAAACTACGCCTACTGCTAATAACATTCCATTTATTACAGAAAAGTCCATGAAGCCGTTTGCTATGCTACAACCGTTTGTGCAATACGGCCCAAAAGACAATATAAAAGTTTTAAGGATGTACGGATATCAAATGTTTGATGATTGGATAGATCATAGTTATGATGATGAAGAAGACAACAGTAAACGGCTTCGTATGGTATTAACTGAATTTGACAGACTACAAAAAATACCAAAAGACACATGGTCAAAAATGTTACAAGAAATGTTAAGTCAGTTATTACATAATAATAAATTAGTAAAACGACCGCCAATATATGATTTTACTTCTCAGTTAATACCAATACTATCAAAGTTCATAAAGGCACCACAATGAAAAAATTAGTAGTAGCAGGATGTTCAGTTAGTGATTGGACACAGGTTGATAAAGCGTGGGGCGAATATGTTGCAAAACATCTAGGATTAGAATACATGCACTTAGCGGCAGGATGTGGCTCTAATTATAGAATGTGGCGCCTCTTAACAACACATATACGCAATGGCACTATTACTTCTGACGATACTGTATTAGTACAATATACTACATTAGAACGTACTGAATTTTGGTCAGCTCTTATTGATCGCCATTGGCATATACCCAATGCGCATTTGCGTGATTCTTACACTGAAGGTAGCATAATTAAATTTAAGACAGGCTCGCACGAATGGCATAGTGGCATTGAACGCAAGTTCATGAAAATGTACGAACGGTTTATCGGTATCGAGTTCGAACATGAAAAGTTTATTAATAATCACATTGCGTTTCAGTGTTTGGCAAAAGAATATAACATACATAATTTATACTTTGTAAAAGTAGGTAAGTATGGCTATAATGGAGAAGATGTTCATCCAACGATATCTAAATATAAAGATAATTTCTTAAATTACAACGATATATTTGATAATAAAAAATGGCATTTAAAAGGTGACCCTTTTCATTTAAGTGCTACGGGTCACACTATATTAGCAGATAGAGTTATTAAAGTAATAGAATCAAAATGAAAATAGGATTTATTGGTACAGGTAAGCTAGGCATGCCTTGTGCAGAAGCAATAGTAAGCAAAGGTCACAATGTTACAGGTTATGATGTTGCAAATCACACTAGTCATCAAGTAACAATGATGCCTACAATTGAGGATGCAGTAAAGGGTAGAGACATTGTATTTGTTGCAGTGCCTACTCCACACGATCCAGACTATGATGGCAACGCACCTACTGCACATCTAGCACCAAAAGACTTTAATTATGATATTGTGAAGGATGTACTAGTAGAAGCAAACAAGCACATGACACAAGATCAATTGCTTGTGCTTATTAGTACAGTATTACCAGGCACAACACGTAAGCAGTTTATTGACCTTGTTCCTAACACACGCTTTGTATATAATCCTTACTTGATTGCAATGGGTAGTGTAGCATGGGATATGGTTAATCCAGAGATGGTAATAATTGGCACTGAGGATGGAAGTGCTACAGGCGATGCAAAGCAACTTGTCGACTTTTATAAAACTATAATGGAAAATGATCCACGCTATGAGATAGGCACTTGGGACGAATGCGAGTGTATCAAAGTATTCTACAATACGTTTATTAGTGCTAAAATAGGTCTTGTAAACATGATTCAGGATGTAGCGCAACAACAGGGCAACATTAACGTAGATGTTGTTACAGGCGCTCTAGCGCAGTCTACGATGCGTATTATGGGTCCACAGTATATGAAAGCAGGCATAGGTGATGGAGGCGGATGTCACCCACGTGACAATATTGCACTACGCTATATGGCCGAAGAGTTAAATTTAGGATACGATTTATTTGACAGTATTATGAACGCTAGAGAAATACAAGCAAAGAATCTTGCACTAGAATTAGTGAAACATGCTAAAGAACATAATATGATAATTGTTATTCATGGTAAAGCATACAAGCCAAATGTAGGATACTGTGATGGTAGTTACAGTTTACTAA